TTGTTGTGTGTTTGTTTTTTGTTTTTTTTTTTCAAGCAGAAGACGGCATACGAGATGTAGCCGTGACTGTGTACCCTAAACCATCAGGTGTCATTAACTTACGCTTTGATTTAATTGCTAGAGAAGATGAACTGTCTTTAGATACAGACACTACAGTCTTACCTAAGAACGCTATAGTACACAACGCTGTAGCTTTGTTGGCTAGAGAGCGTGGTGAAACTGGTGGGACTACAGCACAGGATTACTTCTTGATTGCAGACAAACATTTATCTGATGCTGTTGCTTTAGATGCTTATAAGAACCCTGAAGAGTTTATCTGGACTACTCCCTAATGGCTCAGAACAGAGAACACATATACATTGCTGCTCCAGGGTTTAAGGGTCTTAACACTCAAGACTCTCCTGTAGCTCAGGATGCTACCTTTGCTGCTATTGCTGAGAATATGGTGATAGACAAGTATGGTCGTATTGGAGCTAGGCAAGGCTTAAATAAACTAACAACCAGTGCTACACCTTTAGGGTCTAGTATTGGCATAGAGTCTATCTTTGAGTACGTTAAAAGAGACGGCACTAAGATAGTATTTTCTGCTGGTAACAACAAGATATTTACAGGAACTACTACACTAACTGAAGTAACGCTCCCCGGTGGCTACAGTATTACTGCTAACAACTGGAAGATCGTCAGCTTTAATAACGACATTTATTTCTTTCAGCGTGGACATGCTGCACTAGTAAGTGTTGCTGGTAGCACTACTCTTGTAGCAGTAACAGATGGTGGTCATGCAGCACCGGCAGGCAATGAAGTATTAGCAGCTTTTGGTAGACTCTTTGTAGCAGATGTAACAAACAATAGTTATACTTTATATTTCTCTGATTTACTAGACGGAGATAATTTTCACGGAGGCGCTTCAGGCTCATTAGACTTAACTACTGTATGGCCTACAGGCTACGATGAGATTGTAGCGTTGTCAGAGTTTAACGACTTCTTAGTTATCTTTGGTAAGCGTAGTATTATTCTGTACTCTGGTGCTAGTTCACCGTCTACCATGACCCTAGCTGATGTTATTACTAACATTGGCTGTATTGCTAGAGACAGCGTACAGTCCACAGGATCAGACCTTATATTCTTGTCTGACTCTGGTGTCCGTAGCTTGGGCAGGGTTATACAAGAGAAGTCTAATCCTATTGGTGACGTATCTGTAAATGTACGGGATGACTTAGTACAGGCAGTATCTGTAGAAACAGGCAACATTAAGTCAGTCTACAGTGAAGAGAATGCTTTTTACTTGTTGATATTGCCTACAGTTAACAACCTTGTGTTCTGTTTTGACATGCGTGGTAAGTTAGAGAATGGAGCTAATAGGGTAACTACATGGCCGTTTACTGGCATCCTGTGTGCTACAACTACAGATAGCAATGACGTTTACTTTGGTAACTCTAAAGGAATTAACAGATACTTTGGTTTCCTGGACGATACTTCTACTTACACAATGAAGTATTACACTAATGCTCTTTCGTTTGGTGACGCTAGTAAGCTAAAGATTCTAAAAGAAATAACATTTACTATTGTAGGTGGTCAAGGCACAGACCTATTGTTAAACTGGGGTTACGATTATACTGAAGGATATACCAAACAACTGTTAACAGTAGACGATGCGTCTATTGCAGAGTATGGTCTTTCTGAGTACAACGTAGCAACCTCGCAGTACAACGCATCTATTATTGTAAACAAAGCAACAACTAAAGCTACTGGATCTGGCAGAGTAGTAACTATTGGTTTAGATGCCACAATTAACGAGAAGTCATTTTCAATACAAGATGTAAACATTGAAGCATTCATAGGTAGAACAATTTAATGAGTAATTATACTAAGACTACAAACTTTGCAGCAAAGGACTCACTACCTTCAGGTAACGCTGCTAAGATTGTCAAAGGCACTGAGATTGACACAGAGTTCAATAACATTGCTACTGCATCAGCAACTAAAGCAAACTCTAACAATGCTGCACTTACAGGTACAACTGTATTTGAAACTTTGTCGGACGGTACCCTTAGCATTACAGGCTGGGTTGATGAAGACAATATGTCATCCGACAGTGCATCCCTTGTGCCTACACAACAGTCAGTCAAAGCATACGTAGACTCACAGGTTACTGCACAGGATCTTGATGTAACTGATGGCTCCACAAGCATTGACATTGACTTGGACTCTGAGTCTCTAGGTATCTTAGGTGGCACAGGTATTGACTCTACTGCTTCAGGTACTGGAGTTACTTTAGCTATTGATGCTACTGTAGCTACTCTAGCAGGCACACAGACGCTCTCTAACAAGACTTTGTCTACCCCTGTAGTATCGGGTAACTTAACTACTGATGGCCTTATAGACGGACGTGACGTAGCTACAGACGGTACTAAGCTAGACGGTATTGAATCAGGAGCAACTGCTGACCAGACTGCTGCTGAGATTAAGACTGCCTATGAGTCTAATGCAGACACTAATGCGTTTACTGATGCTGACCATAGTAAACTGGATGGTATTGAAGCTAGTGCAGATGTAACTGACACAGCCAATGTAACTGCCGCTGGTGCCTTGATGGACAGTGAGCTAACCAGTGAAGCATCAGTCAAAGCACTGAACCAAGGCGTAGCCACTACAGATAGTCCTACGTTTGCTGGTGTTACTGCTCCTATTACAGGTAATGTCACAGGTAACCTTACGGGTAATGTAACCGGGAATGTTACTGGAGATCTAACTGGTGATGTTACTGGTGATGTCACAGGTAACGTAACTGGTAACTTGACAGGTTCTGTACTTACTGCTGCACAGACTAACATTACAAGCGTAGGCACTCTAGGTGCTCTTACAGTTACTGGTGACGTTACAGTAGACACTAACAGCTTAAAAGTAGACTCTACTAACAATCGTGTAGGTATCCTTAACGCATCTCCTGATGTAACCTTAGACGTTGGTTCAGCCACAGATGCTATGCACGTACCTGTAGGTACTACTGCACAAAGGCCGGGAAGTCCTGCTGCTGGATACTTTAGATACAATAGCACTACAGGTGGATTTGAAGGCTACACAGACGCTTGGGGAGCTATTGCTGGCGGTGGTGGTGGAGTAGCGCCTAGTATTGACACAATGACAGGTGACGGTTCTGACACTACACTTGCGCTTACTAATGCTCCTGTTAATGAGAACGCTACCTTTGTAACTATTGACGGCGTAACTCAACACAAAAGCACCTATAGTGTCTCTGGTACTACTTTAACATTCTCTACTGCACCTCCTACTGGTTCTGCTGTAGAAGCTATCACACTTAACACTACTACAATTAATACTGCTTCTATTCTACAGGATGCTGATGGTGATACCAAAGTACAAGTAGAAGAGTCCAGTGATGAAGACAAGATACGCTTTGATACTGCTGGTACTGAGCGTATGATTATTGATAGTACTGGCGTGGGTATTGGTACTAGTTCGCCTAGCCGTGAACTAGAAGTGACAGGTTCTGGTAATGTTTATATAAAAGTGACTGCCCCCACAGCAAGTGATAGCTCAGGGATTGAGCTTGCTAATACTGGTGGGACTTGGTTAATTCAAAATGATGACACCTCTAGTGAAGCATTAACATTTGACCTTGATGGCTCAGAAGCCATGCGCATAGATGCTAGCGGGAACGCGCTAGTAGGCCGAACCAGTCGCCTTACAAGTCAATCTAAAAGCATAAGCTCTGACACAGTTATGTCTGTGCATGGAGTATTAGCTGCACATCAAACCAATGCTGGCATATTGCAATATTCTACCAATGATAATTCTTTTCAGCTTAGAGCTTATGGTGCGACAGCGGGAACGGGTATTATCAAGTTTCTTGTTGGTGGTGGCGGTGGAGGTGCTGATTCCGAAGCCATGCGCATAGATGCAAGCCGCAACTTGCTGGTGGGGAAGACTTCTAGCAATGCTGCTACGCCCGGTCATGAGCTGAAAGCGGATGGTGCTGTTTGGCACACAGCGGACAGCACGTTTCCTTTGTTTTTGAATAGAGAAACAAACGACGGGGAGTTGATTAGGTTCCGCAAGGATAACTCAGACGTAGGTAGTATTGGTACTCAGTCAACAACTATGTACATTGCGGGTAACTCAACGGAAAACACTGGTATTAGGTTCTACAATGTTGGTGTAGCCCCGTGTACAAATGCTGGCGCTTATATAGATAACGCTAGAGACTTAGGTTCATCCAGTGTGCGTTGGGATGACATCTACGCCACCAACGGCACCATCCAGACATCTGACCGCAACGAAAAGCAGGACATTGAAGCACTGTCTGATGCAGAGCAGCGTGTTGCTGTAGCAGCTAAAGGTCTTCTGCGTAAGTTCAGATGGATTAGCAGCGTAGAAGAAAACGGTGACGATGCTCGTATCCACTTTGGAATCATTGCACAAGACTTACAAGACGCATTCACTGCTGAAGGCTTAGACGCTGGACGCTACGCAATGTTTATATCAAGCACATGGACTGATGAAGACACTGGTGAAGAACGTACACGCTTAGGTGTGCGCTACTCAGAACTACTCGCCTTCATCATCTCAGCAATCTAGGAGAACACATAATGGCTTTAACACAAGTATCCAGAGGACTCCTGAGTACAAGCATTGTAGACAACGGGAATGCCACGGCGATTACTATTGATAGTAGTGAGAATGTTGGTGTTGGTACTGGTTCGCCTAGTGAACCTTTAACAGTATTATCTGCACAAGACTATCAAATAACAGCAGCTTACAACGCAACGAATAGCACATCTTATGGCTATTATGGTATTAAAAACAATAACACTGGTAACCCATTTTATTTCAATGTAGGTGGCGCAGAACGCATGCGCATAGACACATCAGGCAACTTGCTGGTGGGTAAGACTTCCGCAGATAACTCAACTCAAGGAGTTAGGATTTATCCAACAGGCCGTCAGTCAATAGTTTCTGAAGCTGACACTGCATTAATTGTTAACCGTCGGACTTCGGACGGAACGATTGCAGAATTCCGCAAAGATGGCACAAACATAGGTCGTATTCAATCGCGTTCTGGTGTTGTTTCAACCATTATTCTTGACCCCAGAACTAACGGTGCAGGTTTAACTGGGTCAACTAACGGATTAGTGCCTGTCGATCAAACAGGTTCTGGAACAAATAATGTTGAATTAGGTTCCTCTGGTTCACGCTTCAATACCCTCTACCTAGGTAACGACATTGCTCACCTAGATGCTGCTGACAACGCACGCTTGCTGTATGACAAAAGCTCTAACCTGCTTGGCAACGTTGGGACAAACGGTACTTTCGCTACGCTTTCAAAGTCTTCTGGCTCATTTAGAATTGACCACCCGCTTCCTGCTAAAACTGAAACACACCACCTTGTCCACTCATTCGTTGAGGCTCCTCAAGCTGACAACATTTACCGTGGCAAGGTAGAGCTTGTAGACGGTTCAGCAACTGTAAACATAGACACTGCGGCTGGCATGACCGAAGGCACCTACGTGCTTCTTAATACAAACACACAATGTTTTACCAGCAACGAATCTGGTTGGACGGCAATTAAAGGCTCTGTGTCTGGAAACACACTGACTATTACAGCCCAAGATAACACATGCACTGACACAATTTCGTGGATAGTCATTGGAGAACGTCACGACCAGCACATGTTTGATACAAGCTGGACTGATGAAAACGGCAAAGTAATAGTAGAACCCTTGAAGGAGAATAACTAATGGCTACTTTTAACTGGACGATCTCAACACTTGAACGCGACCTGATTGGCGACCTAGCTGGCGGGGTCATTGTGGCGCACTGGCGCGTTACAGCAGAGCAAACAGAAGGCACTGGCGATGACGCTGTGACTTACACTGCTACTTCCTACGGCACACAAGGATTCACGCCAGATCCTTCTTCTGAAGGCTACATCGCCTATGATGACCTAACAGAGTCAGACGTTCTAGGCTGGGTGTGGGCGCAGAGTGATGACTGGCAGAGCAACATGGAAGCATCGCTGCAGGCTAACATTGACGGTCAGATCACACCTTCAACTGCTGATGGAGTACCTTGGTAATGCCTTACGTAATTGATGCTTTTAACATTATCACTGCTCTAGTTGCTCTAGCGTCAGCTATTGCAGCAGCAACTGATACACCTAAAGATGATGCTCTAGTAGCTAAAGCATACAAGCTA